CTCGATATGGTCCTGTATATGCGTTGAGTTTTTCTTCAATCGTACCAGGCAGATAGCCAACATCACGTGTGGGTACAACTGATCGAATAATTTTGACTGATTCGTAAGGCGAACTTTTATCCATCACTTCTTCTAGTGCGAGATACAAAGCAAGGAATGTTTTGCCTGTTCCTGCTGTGCCAACTAGAGCCATGTTATCGCCATCTCTCCATGCATCAAAGGCATGTTTTTGACGATCAGTGATAGGATCGATTGTAATGAGATCGTCGATTCGAATATGCATCGACTCGTTCCGCTGTTTATTTGTCATCATACATTAATAGAATTTTTTACACGAGTACCAGAGGCTTTCTTGATATTTTTAAGATGATCTTTCCAATCGCCTGAAGTCTTGTTAATCATGTTACCTGTATGTGTAACAAGATTTGGTGCACCGATGACTTGTGTCCAGTCTCCTGTGGCTCTCATTTCTTCCATCGCAGAGATAGACATCATCATGTCTTTAACTTCTCCGGTGGTTGTGTTCTTCATTGTGTACAGCGGCATATGTTTTTTCCTAGTAGTCCAATCTAAAGTGATGAGCCCCGTTGCCGAGGCTCACCTTAGATAAGGATCACCCCCTTAAGCGAGTTTCGACTTGCGATATTGCGGCTTCTAAAAACGATTGTTTCTTAGCCATTTTATAGGCAATATCTGTCTTACCTCTTTTTTGCAATTTATGAATGTAATGTCCAAGTTCTCTTGAGTCTTTCCTCAAGCGTTCAATTTGATTGGATTCTACCATAGGCAATGTTCCTTTTTTAGTTTACTTGGATCATAATCATGCTGAGATTAACTCTGGGAATGCCTCCTTGACTACAGTTTTAGTTAATCCTTTCACAGGGCTCTTCTTATTAATCATTGAGATGAGAATTTCTGCATCTCGTGGGTGTACCGCCTCGAGCATATCGATAAACATACGCTCGCGACGAATAGGGGTAAGCTGGCTACTTTCGCGCAAACCTTTGACGAAATATTTAAAGTTGCGATGCTGTCTGAGTAGAGTCGAAGGAGGTGACTCTTCAGAGCTAGGTGTGTACGGAGGCGTACCACCTGGAAGATTCCATTGAATTGCTTCATCGAATGTGCCTCGCAGTACATCTAGCAGAGGCATAATATCGTTCTGTCTCAATACTTTTACTCGCTCTTGCTTATTCTTAGCCTGTTCGAACTTTTCTAGTATTTCAAAGATTTCTAATCTTTTAGAAGTGATCGCCATAATGTTTCACCTTATTCAGTATATATTCTTACCCTGACGCGCACAAGCTTATTGTACACGTTAATTTCGGTTTTGTCAAGTTCTTTTTGCTTTCGCTTTTTCGTCTTCAATCCACTTCTTCGCCTTGGCATTCTCCACAGGCTTCTGAGTGAATTTAGTAGCGTCACGATAAGCACGTAGCGTTTCTTTCTCGTAGTTCTTACCCGCTGAGTTGTCTACTACAAGAAAGTTTGGCTTACCAAACATACGTTGAAACTTGCCCACATTGCGTTGGACAGCTTTCCAATACTCTTCTACTTCTTTGTCTGGCAGTGATCGTTCACGTTGTCGATTGCGCTCAAGGGCTGTGTCCATATCAGTATTAACAAAGATCATTGCAGTGTCGTAGCCAAGTGCTTTAAGTTTCTGTGCTTGCGTTGCGATCTTGTCTGGATCTTTACCAGTGCCGTCGATCACAAGACCAAGACGACCTTTGATGTAACCAGCCTGTCTTGTTGATGTGAGACGCTTTGCTTTACCACGAAGTTCTTGACCCTTGACAGAAAAGATATTATCGGGACTCATCTCCATGCCAGCTTTCTTCATAGCCGCTTCAAATGCATCGTCTGAGTTAACGACTCTGTATCCCATAGAAGTGAGACCAGTCTTGCCTACGATAAACGACTTACCCGAACCAGGACCACCCGCAAGAAAGATTGCTTTGAAGATTGCGGGATCGTTGACGCCTTCGTCGAGTTGTTGAATGTAATTAGAAAACTTGAGCATGGATTACCACATCGATTGAGTTATTAAGTTATTTATGCTTTTTTTGATCTGAAAAGCCACAGTTTTTCATCATCATCTAAGTACACCACTCCGTCAAGTGCTGTTTTGTCTAGTACTATAAATGCTTCTTCTAATGTATTTAGTATTGGCTTACCTTGAACATTGAAAGAAGTGTTTAATAAAACACCATCAAATTCTGTCAACAAATCATATACAAATTTGTTTTGCTTTTCGGTTACTGTTTGTAAACGTGCTGTTCCGTCTGCGTGTGTTACAGCGGCTAGTTGCTCTTCGTATTCTGGTCGAGTCATTACAGCAAAATTCATGAACGCTAGATTATCATAATTAGTGGCTTCGAAATATTTCTCAGCATCTTCTTTACGACACATAGGAGCAAATGGACGATATGGCTCTCGTCTCTTTACAACGTTCACTTTGTCTTTCTTATCATGACCCTTTGGATCACAGATGATCGAACGATTGCCCAAAGCTCTCGCTCCTACTTCACTACCGCCCTGCACCAGACCAATAATTTCATCGTCTTTTAAAATCTTTACCAAGTCCGAAATAGTGATCTCTTCATGGTAGTATTTTTCTTTGTAAGTGTCAAGTTCATGTCTGTCATGAAGCTTTGGTCCAGAGTATGTAATGTCAACATTTTTCCACGTATCTACACCAATTTCTACGAGATGCTGGACAAGAAATCCAAATGGCAAACCGCTATCATGAACGTTCGGTGGCACAAAAACTTCAATACCCAATTCATCTTGTATTCTTTTATTCACTAGAACATTCAATGCACATCCACCAGATATAACAAGCTTGTTGTCGCATTGCTGAATTAATTTTATATGTTCTTCGACAAATGCTAAAACTTCTCTTTCATGTTGTGTTTGAATTCCCAATGCAACGTCAGTCTGCTCTTCCCATGTCAAGCCGATCGGTGATGTCCACGATTCATACGGATTAAAACACTCAGGCGACTCTGCAAAGACTTTATTGAGATATTCTTTTCCATTCTTGTAACCACGAATTCCTTTTGCTTCTAGGTCTTCTTTTGTTTGCAGATAAACACTTTTAAAGAATCTTGCCATTGGATTGATCCAATCAACAGTTTCAGGATCTTCTTTGTAAAGCCTTTGACCAACAATATACCATGGCGATGACATATCACCGTATGCTGCCGCTCCCATCACTTTACCTGCAATGTCTAAAGACTGCTCTGTCTTAGAAGCAATCGCATGTACGCCGTGACACGATGATGCTGTATAGTATCGACCAAAATATGTTCTATCTTCTGGCGTTTGCCACTGAGGGACTTGTTTAGACGTGAGAAGATTGTTTGTGTGTTTCCACATAAAAGTATGACCATCATCACCACCAGCATCGTGCGTAAATACAGCGCACTTTTTACCAGCCCATGGAGACTGTGCTATTCCACACCAAGCATGTCCTGCATGATGTCTATAAGCAACTTTAAATTCCTTTACATTAAAGACTTCTTTAATATGCTTAGGATGAACCTTTAGTCCAGAATTGGGGCTAGCTGCCCAGATATCGGGATCAAGATATTGAGAATCCGAGCCTATGATAAATGTATCGAAATCATTCTCGATACCAAACTCTTCTTCAACAATCTTTAAAACTTTTTTCAGCCAGTACACGGTTTGATCGTGTCTACCGTGACCACGAAAATGTTTTATGCCCGACAACTTCTCCATTTCAACTGTGTGAAATGTTTGTGTGTCAGCCTTATAAAAACAGATTGCGGAATCATGACCCCAGTGTGCCGCCGCTATATTGCCCATCGTCTCTCTTCAAATGTTTTGAGTGAATTTTACAACCTATAAACTCATTGTAATAATCGTCACGAAGCAATACATCGTATTCGAACTGTAGCTTGGCTTCGTAGTAGGAACATTCGCCCTTAGTCTTACACAGCCGAAGTATTTCTCGGTGGTAAGCATCGTGACCCTTCTCTTCTACAAGTTGCTTAAGTTCTTCGGAACTGCCGAAGTAATCTTGCCAGTCTGAAATCGTACGTTTAGTACGCTTTCGTTTCTGACCTTTTAAGGGTGGCAACTTTCTCGTTGCCCAAAAAAACTTTTTACCAATATACTTCTTACCGGTATCAAGTTCAGTGATGCGATAAACGAAGCCCACATATTCTTGCAGTTCGTCTTCACTTGGATCGTAGTGTAAATTTTTATAATGCCACATTAAAACAGCCAGTAGTCACCTTCATATTCAACAACCACGTGATCGAGTCCTGTATTGTCAAGTACGTTCATCGCCTCTTTCATACTATTTAGTATAGGCTTACCTTGAACATTGAATGACGTGTTAATCAAAACTCCATCGAACGCATCTAAGATAT